TAATCGTCTACATCAATATCCATTGCTAAATCCATTACAATTTTTTCCAGTTTAGATTGCCTTAATTCAAGTAAATCTTCCCAAGTATATTGTTCTTCATCTTCATCTTCTTCCTCATCATCAGCTACCGGAGTTGGTTTCTTTTTTGCAACTGGTTTTTCATCTTTTTTTACAATTGTTTTTGAAGTTCTTTTCATTGGTTTTTCATCTTCTTCTTCAACTACTGGTTTTGTAACTTTTTTTCTTACCGGCTTTTCTTCTATTTCATCATCCTCATCAGCAATATCTTCATCAGAATTTTCAAAGAAAAGATTACTTATTTCATCATAAGATAGTTCTTTTAATATTTTATCTAAATCAGGGACTTTCTTTAACATACTTTCTATATAAGGTTCTTCCCTATCTAAAAATTCAATATTACGTGTTTCAGGAAAATGATTTTCCCCTAATTGCTTCCATTTAAAAGATACTTCAAGTGTTTTCCCTTCTTCTAAATCAGGGAATATCTCATTATCAATATCTTCTTCAAGTTTTTCAATTAAAACTTCTTGAAATAATGATTCAGCCATATCCCAAATATAAATTTTCTGTTCATGTTTTTCAGAATCTAATGGGATTACAGCATATAAATAACGAGGTTTTGAATACAATTTTATGGCAGCTTCTTTGTCTGTTTTAAATAATTCTTTTTGGTATTCACAAATAGGGCATTTTTTACCAAAAGAAGATAAACAAACTACCGATTTATTATCAGCTCCTATATTTCTGTGAACTTTAAAAGGGCGTTTATACCATAAAGAACCTTGGACAGCACCATCTTCTTTATCAGGATGATTTTTACTTGTGATAACATAAGGTAATATGTCCATTTGAACTTTTTTAACCTTATTATCAAAGTTTAATTGGGAAACTCCATCAGGTAAATTCAAATAACTAAATTTCCCTGAATTACTTTTAGTAGCTTTTTTACCATTGGTAACAACTCTACCACGAAATGAACTTTTACTTTTACTACTCATAATTTAAAAAATTAATTGTTTATTGATTTTTTGTTTAATTTACGTGTCATACTAACATTTATTTGTGATTGTTTTTCTTGCCTGTATTTTCTTTCATTAGATAAATCTCTTGGCATAGTTGGGCCAGCGAAATATTGCATACCATGTAATTTAACTAAGTTTTCTAATGCTTCTTTTCTTTGATAAATAGCATTAACAGCAGATTGAGCAATATCAACTTCATATTTAGCTTCAATATAAAGTTTATTTGCTTCTTGAAAATCATAATTACTTAGAATAGCATTATTAATTGCATTTTCTGTAATTTTATCAATCCCATATTTATCAGGATTAGTTCTAATTTTTTTATCCACCCCGGCTTTTACTATATCTAATGCCTCTTTTGTTTCATCAAGAATTTTTCTTCTCATAGCTGCATTTTTAGTATACTTTAATAAAAGGGTTGGTTGTTCTAACCACTCAACATCAAGAGCAGTTTCATCAATTTTAATGTCTACTTCGTAATTCATAATTAATTAGTATTATTGGTTATAAAAATTGCTAAAACAAATTGTACATCATAATCAGGATAATATAAATAATCATATTTTATTAACCCTTGATCAATTTTTATTGGATTGATACAAATATCACAAAATTCTATATTAGGGATCAAATCCATAATTAATTTTTTGTTACTGAATAACAAGCATAAACTAATCCGGGGAAACCAATATTGTAAAATGGTTCCCAAAATTCTTCAATAATTAAAGCAGCCCTACTATCATCAGCTTTTAATAAAACAGCTTGAGCATATCCTAATATAACCCTTCTTATGTCTTCAGCTTCTTGTCCTTTTAATCCTAAAAGAATTTTATTAACAGTACCCCAATTACTTTTTTTCATCAATACTCTGCATAATTCAATACTTTGATTCTGTATTTCAGCACTTTTCTTGGCTATATTTAATCTATTCTCTGGGGTTACACTTAAAACCTTTTCAAGTATTTGGATTGCATCACGAGGATGACCCATACTATCTAAAATAATTTGATCATATACTTCTTTTTCCAATTCTTCATTTTCATTTTTTACAATTCTTCTTAATAGGCCAAATAATTGTATTTCTGTTAATGGAGTAACTTGAAATTGTTGACAACGATTTTTAATAGGGGCTATTAATTTTTGTGGGTCAGTAGTACATAAAATAAAATAAACGTGTTTTGGAGTATCTTCAAGTATTTTTAATAAAGCATTCTGAGCATCATTTGTTATTTTTTGGCACTCATCAATAACCCAAATTCTGCAATCACTATTAAGTGGTTTAAATTGGCTACTTTTAATTATTTCACGAGCAGTATCAATCCCTCTAAAATCAGATGTATTTAATTCTATATAATCACTTTCAGTACAATTTAATTCTTTTGCAATTATACGGGCAATTGTTGTTTTCCCACAACCTGTTTCACCATGTAATAATATACTATGTGGAAAGGTTTCTTTTTTAGTAAGCATGTTATTTAATGCTTCAACAATATCTTCATTACCTTTTATTTTATTAAGGGAAGAAGGTCTGTATTTATGATATAAACTCATGATATATGATTTAATTAATTAATAACTTCTACAATATGTTCGGGGTAAACAATATGAATAATTGGTTTTCCGGTAATATCTTTATTTTCACTATCTTCAATTTTATAATAATAGTCATATAACCAAGCTTTTACTACCCCCCTTCTGTTGGTTAATTTTCCTGTTTTAAACCAAACTTCTTTATTTATTAATGATAATTGTGTTTCTCTTTCCATAATTCTATTTTACTTTTCATTGGTTTTATCATAATTATTTTTCTTTTTAATTGATGTGATTTTCTATTTTTATTAAAATTATGAATTAATAATTTAGAATGTCGATGTATAGTGATATCTTCATTAATTAATTCATCAATTTTTTCTATCCAATTATTTCCTTCACAATCTTCAACAATCATTTTGTATGCAATAAATTTAGCCATGGTTTTAAATTTTATATTTTTCTTTTTCAGCCCAACTTGCATTTACTGGGCATAATTCCATTTCAATATCCATTGGTGTAATAATCCAATCCCAAGTTTTAGCTAATTCAACAGTAGTTATTTGTTTTATAGTTTTAACTACATGATTTAATTCATCCGGGTGAACATCCATAATAATAGCATCATGAATTTGTCCTATAATTTTACTATTCCAATTTTCATTTCTAATTATTTCATCTAACTTAATAAATGACCAAAGTAAACAATGAAAAGCAGCCCCTTGTACTGGATAATTAATGCAGTCATTTTTATTCATAACCCCACTACATCTAAATCCTGTTTTTAAATCAATATACCCATATTTTTGATATAAACCCCACCACATTTCTTTCCAAGCTGTGTATTCAGGGAAACGCTTACTCCAAAAATCATTTTCAATTACTTTAATATGATTAATCATATCATCTAAACATTTTATTCCCTTTTTAATAAGATGATTAGAAATAAATCCATTTTCAAATTCAATTCCTGTATCTGGTTTAAATTCTCCATGAGGTAATTGAACCCAATTAATTAAATTAATAGCACAATTTTTATAGTAACTTCCATAAAATTGAGGAAAGACAAATCCGTTTTTTGAGGCTTGCCTTAATGTATCATGACCTTTCAAACTTCTATCAAGTTTTCTTAATTTAAATATTTGAACAGCCATATCACCGTGCATATCAGAAGTTTTATCAGTAATATACTTTAACATATTACTATCTTTGTGATAACAAGCTGCTATACGAACTTCAATACCACTAAAATCTGCTTCAAGTAATTGATGCCCTTTTCTTGGTATTATTGCTTTTCTACAAATAGTCATTGCTTCTTTATCCCTTTTTGGAATATTTTGGAAATTTGGGGAATCACTTGATGATCTAAATGTCTTTACTAAATGTAAATTAAAAAATGGGTGCATTATTCCATCAACTTGTTCCTTTTTAAAACCTTCTAAATAAGTAGTTTTAATTTTTTTTAACTTCCTTATTTCAAGTAAAGTATTTACTTCCGGTAAATTAAGCCCTTTTAAAGCTTCTTCATCAGTTGAGGGGTTTCCTTTGCCTGTATACTTAAAAGGGTCTATTCGTTTTATATCATAAATGTAACGGCTTAATTGTAGGTTACTATTTATATTGGGTTTCCCATTTTTTACTGAATGACACCAACGTTTATAAAATTTACTTTCTTTAAACTCATTTTCAAGTTTATTAATTTTCTTATCAATCCCAATTTTTTTCTTATTTAAATAATCTATATTTACAGAAATCCCTTGTCTTTCAGCACGAGCAAAAGCTAAAGTTCCTGCCTGTAATAATTGGTATGCTTGTTTTGTTTTTGGGTGTATTGTTATCATAATTAAAATGGTAAGAAATCATATTTCATAATTTTCATTTGCTTTATAGCTAATCTATATTCCAGAATAGAATCCATTGCACAATATGTTAATAGTTTATTTTTCCCCTCTTTTGTTTTGATTAATTCTAAAACTTTATTCATCCCATTACTCGTCCCATCAGTTGATTTTAAATAAGGGGTTATCTCACTACTATAATCATCTATTCCAAAATTAACATAACTTTGAAATTTTAAACCAGTAATTTCAGTACGATTATCAAATATATGAGCAGCTAACATACTATCCCAATTCCAATTTGATATTGTTGTTTTTAATTTTACTTTTGTCCAAGTATCTTCAAATTTAATATTATGAGCCATTTTTCCTATTTCAGAATTTTTTAATAATTTTCTAAATGGTAGGTTTTCTATATTATTTTCAGGCATCATAAATACAAAAACTTGATTTTCACTTGTGGCAATAGAACAACAAATTATTTTTTGTTCTTCTTTATGTGGTTTTAATCCGGTAGTTTCATAATCAAAAGCTATTAAATCTGTTTTTAATTCAGATAATAATGATAAATCTTTTAAAAAAGTTATTTTTGGTTCAATATATTTTGGAAGTATTTCATTAACCTTACTTAAAGCATTTGCCAAATCCTGTTTCCAAATAGTTGTTACTTCTTTTTCAGAATGATCTACATAATCAACATCAAATACAGGACAAACCCAACTTTTATAAAATTGATCAGGGATAGTAAACCCTCTCCATTTATTAATACCTCCTAAATTTCCTTTCCATCTGTACCCAATAATATTATATAAAGCTTGATCACCTAATAAAATTATTACTTTTGGTTGTTTTTCTTTTATTAATTTAATTAAAGATGATTTACAACAATCAAGATAATTATTATTAATTTCTTTATCTGTATAGCATCTAATGGCATTTACATTTAAACAATCTTCAAATAAATCAATCCCAAGTTCTTTGTAAGCCGTTTTTAAAACAGAACCAACACGCCCATTAAATGAAGTTCCTTTTTGATCATCTAATTTGGATGGTACTCCTATTATATTCATAATCCCTTTTTTAAAATTCCCTGATGGAACTAATTTGGGATTAGTAGCATTTTTATACAACCCACATGATACACATGAATTACGTGGATTATGGATACTTGTTGTTTCTTTTATTGAAAAAAATCCACTCATATTTATGATATTAAATATAAACAAGCTAAATATTTCCAATTATCACCTGTAAACAATAGAAAATCTTTATTTATCAAACAGGTTTGATTTTTGTTTAATATTAATTTTAATAAATTAACATTTATCCCAAATGTAATTGGTTCACCTTTATGTAAAGATTTAAATCTTTCTTTCACCCAACCAATAGAATTTCCACCATCATTAAAAGATGAAATTGTCATAATTTTATTATCACAATCAATTTTAACTAAATCACTGAATATAGTAATTTTATCTAAAGTATTATTTAATCCTTTAGGAAAGGTGAATTGAGCACCATCTATTTTTTTAAAATATTTTTCAGAATCAGGGTAATTTTCCTCTAATATTCTACATGAAATCATTGCATTTTCAGATTTAAAATGAATCCAAGCCCCTTTTCCTTCTGCAATATGTGTTACCCTCATTTTTATGAGTTCTTTTGCTGAATTAGCTGGTAATAAAAATTTATTTGTTTGTACTTCTTTTTTTAAAGTATGTTTATATAATTTTACTGAATCAGAAGCTTCAATAATATTTCCGTTCACATGAACACAAGTTAAAATAAGACGTGATAAATCATTTGAACAGCAGTTTACTGCTATTTCTAAAGCTTCTGTAAAATCTTCTGGTAATAATTTCCATTTTCCTATTTTATCAATAGATTCAATAGGTAATTTTACTTTTGAATTAAAAGATATTCCGGCTTTTACTTTTCCACCCTTAATAAGTAATTCATTTTCTGTGGCAATTAAATCAATCTCTTCTTGTTTTAATTTTCCAAGTAATTGATATAATTCTTTTGCTGAAACAGCCCCAGTTAAATCTAATCCTTCAACTTCTTGTGAAATACTAATTTCATCATTATAAGTAATTACTTTATTGCCAATAAATGCAAATGAAGTAGCTTGCTCAAAATTTTCTCGATTAGCTAATGCTGGTTTGACCGTTTCTAATGCTTTTAATAATAGTTGTTTGTTCATTTTGTTTTCTTCTTTTATATTTTAAATCAAAATATTTTTCTACTAATTCAGGATTATTTTTCATAAACCTATACATTCGTTTATCGTGACAATATATTGCTAAGTATTCTCTAAAACTTTGTTTTTTAAATAATCGCATAGAGTTACACCAATTACGCATAAATAAATATATATATTCATAAGGTGATTCTTTATGTTTTTCAAACATCATTATATAAGGGGAACAATAATGTTCCATTAATATTTTTATCCTTTCAAATAAATCAAAAATATCTTTAATCCAAAAAGTATCATCATAAATATTGTTTTCATCAAAACAACAAAAACAATATAAAATTGCACTTGGATAATCATGTTTTGCATAAGGGAGAAATAAAGTTAATTTTTTTTCTATTAATGATTTATCTTTTATATTATCAAATGCAAATGTAATATTTCCAGAATAACGGGAAGCCCCTAATAGTTTAGCTTTTTCATCAGTTAATAAACGTATATCAAGCCCTTGTTTAAATTCAAATGTTTTTTTAGTAGCCTGTAATTCACGAATAATATCATTACATTTTGGGTATCCTAAAATATTATCATCAAATAATGTTATTGATTTTCTATCATTATCAACAAATTCAGATAAAGGACTATGTAAATAAACTTTCTTTTCATTTTGATTAATACAAAATTTACATTGTCTAAAACAACCTCTTGTAGTAAATCCTATTGAAAAGTCTGTGAAATATTCGTAAAAACTTTTTCTTCTTCCTTTTATCATTATTTGTGTTCTAACCCATTTATCATATAAATGATAATCTGGCATTGTATGTTCAATTTCTAAAGGTAATCTAGGAGATTTATCAAAGAAAAATCCTGTTCCACCATATTCTACAAAAGGCAATTTTAAAATGAATTCAGGATATGGTGTATCTGTGAATACTTTTGCTAAATAAACTTTATCAAATTTTGATGTAAATAAATGTGATTTATTTAAATCATCATAATGAATAAGATCAACTGAATCCCCTAATTTTTTATGATAATTGGATAATTTCATCAATGCTAAATTAGGCATTTTATGATGAACCCTACCTAATAAATCAGCATCTATAATTCCTATTTTCATATATTATTTTGATTAAAAAATGAAAGGGATTATATAAACCCCCTTCATTTGTATTTATTTAAAGTTATGAATTAACCCTTGTAAGAAATCTTACCATTTTTTTCTTCAATCAAATCCAAACCGGTTAAATATTGCAAAACTGAAGTAACATAAAATTTAGAAACATTTTTAGAACCAACACATTTACTGGCTACTTTTTCAACAATTTGGTCAACAGTAAGGGGCTTTTTTGCAGATTCCTTCATTGCTTCCGCAAATGTAGTTACACGTACATTTGAATACTCTTTACGTCCTTTTTTTGCTGGTTTTCCTTTTGGTTCTTTCTTTGCCGGTTTTTCATCTTCTTCCTCGGCATCTTCATCTTCTTCAACTACTGGTGCTTTTTTTGTAGGTTTTGCAGGAACTTTAGCCGATTTTTTTACAGGTTTTTCATCTTCTTCATCATCTTCATCTTCTTCTGGTAATTCAGGGAAATCTTCATCTTCATCTTCTTCATCATCTTCATCAATTACTGGTGCTTTTTTTGCCGATTTTGCAGGGGCTTTTGCAGATGGTGTTTTTGTTTCTTTTTTAGCAGGTGATGAAAGTAATTCATCAATAACTTCCTGTGTTGAATCCGTAATAACATCAATGTCAGGGTCAATCATTGTGATTGCTTTTTGCATAAACTTTTTGATAACATCATCATCTTTAATTTTTGTGTCAATTCTTGGTTCTAAGTCCAAAACTTCATTCAATTCAGCTGCTGCTGATCTTAATTCTTTGCTTGTCATGATTTAATAAAATTTAGTTTAACAATTATGAAACGAAAATATAAAAATAAAATATATTTTACAAATTATTTTTAATCTTTTTTAAAACATTTTTAAAAATACCCTATTTTAAAGACCTGTAAAGGCTTTTATTCTGTAAAATGTTAGTAAATAACCCTTTAATATTAAAAATAGCTGTATAATAACAGAAATAAGAAATAATTACCAATAGCTTGTCAATAAAGGCTGACCACGTTTTAAATTTTGTAAAATGGTAACTTGACTATTGATATCAAAATCACCATCCCTAATAACTATTTCATTTATTCGCATCATACCTATCTTCTTTTCTCTTCCTTTATTATCTTGATTTAATCCATAAAAAGCCGTAACGTGACCATATTTACGTTTATCCTCACTGAAATTCTTCATAGTTAATTTATTCTTACTATAAGAATCTGCATCAGTTTGTGTCACAGTAATAACTAATGCTTTTCTTTTTTGACTTAATCCCCGTAAATCTTTCCAAATTTGATTTTGTTTAGGGCGTTCTTCAGTAATAGTTTCATCAATCATTATATCAGCATAATCAACAATAATAACATCAGGGGTAAATCCATCTTGTTTTTCCCATATATCTAATATTAATTTTATTTGCTTTACTGATAAAGTATTATTAGCATGGGTGGATAATTTAAATTTACTTTTCTTTTTTATAAAGAAATCAGTAAATTTTGCTTTAGCTTCTTCTTTTGTTAAAGCTTCTTTTATATTTACTTCTGTTACCCATGGGACACCTAATAAATTATCAAAATCATCACAATGATGACATGGGGCGTAATCAGGATTATCTTTATAAGCTTGTACTATTTCTTCTTTTGTTGTTTCAAAACGCATTTCTTCAATTGTCTTTTCAGGCCATACTCCAAAAGAACAAGCCCTTTCATCTTTTTTACAAGTATTATTTTGATTTAAAGCACAATCTTTCACTGGCTCGTGCATCAACCCACAATATTTTTCTTTATTACTTTTCTTTGCAAGAAATATAGCAAATCTCATCAATTGTTCATTATCACTCATATCTCCAGCTTGAAAAAAGGCAACACTTTTTTTATCACGAATAGCCCTCATAGCCATTAGTAATAATATCCATGTTTTCCCACGTTTTTCAGCTCCCATAAATGCAACAAATCCACCACGAACTAATTGTTCATTTAATAAAATACCTAATGCTCCGGGGAACTTTATTAATGGTTCTACCCCTTTTTCAAAGATTTGATCAATAATAGTTAATATACTATCATCAGCTAAATCTAATCCAGTAGTTGTATCTTTTATAATTGGTTTATATTCATAAGCTAATTTTTCAGCTTCTAAAATTTTACCAGCTATGATTAATGATTTAATTTCATCACTAAATAAAGATAAATTTCTTTCATTAAAATAAGTAATGGCTTCATCATACAAATACTCAACATTAATATCATCCCTTTCATATTCTTTAGATAATGAAGGTAAAATATCTTCTTCAATTTCGGAAGCTAATTCTTTATTTAAGTTATTTTTTAGTTTTTGAAAAAAGATAGTTTCTATTTCTTTGTTAGGGGCTTTTTTGTATTTATCATAATATTCCATACTCCACATAGCAAGCCGTTTTGCTACTGAAGATTCTAACAATTTAATATTCCATTTTCCTTGAATACGTTCTATAAATTCAGTAGAAGTAATAAGCCCTATTATTATTTTACGTTCAATCATAGATTAAAAGATTTATAGGTATTTTTATTTGATTTCCTAATTAAAGCATTTTCAATACTTTCATAAGTAATATCACAACAATCAAATGCACCACATTTAGGACAAACTTTATCCGAATAATAATCATAAAACTCATCAGATTTTAAATCATCAGATTTAATTTTATTATTACAATTATTACAAACTAAAAGTGTATTTATATATTTATAAGAATATTCAGGTATTGGAAAATGATCAACTGTAATGTAGTTTTGATTGAGCTCCAAATTTATATTTAATTTTTCATCAATACATTTTTTTAATAAATCTTCAGATATAATATACCCTTTTATTAAATAGGACACTTTAATTTCAAATTTTTTAATAGATTCAACAATAATACAATTATTATCTGGTTTAAAATAATCAGGTAAATTAGAAGTACCTTCAAATTCAAATTTAATAGTTTTATTTGTTGGTATTATTGATTGGTAATTACCAAAATCTTTATTTTTTTTAATGGTTTTTAAATTAATTTTTATTAAATATTTCATATAAGTTTTATTTAATTAATTATCCAATATAATCTCTCTCGTTTCAAAGTTCGTAGCCGGTTCGACAGGTTCGTGCTTCGTAATCCAGCACGATTTCATATTGCCGACCGTTAGGCACAATTTAAGGAAGCATCCGCATCCAAATGGCATTGTTTTCTTTTTCGTAATCTTTATAATCTTGGTAGCCTTTCCGATTATACCATTCGTGCATCCAGGTTTCTTTTTTTACCCATAGCATCGTTTCAACTTCAAACTGTTTTGCAATTTGTATGTGAGCATTTAGCAATTCAGTCGCAATGCCATTTCTACGCTCACTCTCATCAACACTTAGCCAATCAAAGTAAATAGTGCCTGTATTATCATTAAACCAGTATGTTCGTGCAAATGCCTTCCCGCTTTTTTCCATAACCAGAACAGAACCACCCCAATCACTGTCTAAAATATGACAAATAAAACGGTGGCTAACAATGCATAATAAAGCATTGCTAAGTTCCTGCCAATTTGTGAGTTTTTCGCTTTTAATCATCTGTTTTGTAATTTGATAGTTAAGTGCCTCTAATCGCAACGATATGCTACACGCAGCCGTTATTGTTAATATTAAGATCATTATTTGTAATTCATCATTCATAATTTTTTTCTTTTAAATTTAATTGCATTAATTATATAATCAGGTAATTTTTCTTTTTCTTGGTTCATATTATC